AAAAGGATTATTCCTAATTCCGATACAAAGGTACGAACTTTTTTACAAACTACAAAATTTTTCGCCAAAAATTTTTGGAATTTACCAAAGATTTAACTTTTCTTGGTAAGATTTTAACGAAAACCATAAATTTTTCCATACGCAATATGGAAATTAGAAAAGGCTGCAAAAGTCCTCACGAACCTCTACAGCCCCACATCACAATATAGACAGAAAAGAATTTCTACTTTGCTCGTTTTCGGTAGCATCCCGAACCGTCATCCCAATATACTCCAATACGTTCAAGATACAACCAATCCTCGTCATCCAGTTCAGTAAAGTTATAGTCAACATCACCCTCCCGATTTGGGTCAAAGATGTCGTTTAGGTCAACCTTATCGTCAGGCTCTTTTGCATAACTTATCTTGGGTTGTTCTATCGTACTTGATTGTCGCTTCTGTATAGTGTCGTAATTGACGCTGTGAAGAACGTAATGACTATTGCGAACTATCTTTTGGCTATCCGTTTCAGAAATGGTTTCCTGATAGACAACCTCGGTTGGCTTTGGACGGTTAATGGTTTTGTTGCAAGACGAAAAACCGATTAACGTCAGAAATAGGATTATCAGTTTTTTCATCAAGCAAAACTCATTTCACGCCAATTACCATTACAAACCTTACCAATCCGTCCATCAGCAGCAACTACCTCATGAAAAGCACTACCCTCGGAAAGATGCAACATAACACATTGTCCTTTGGGCAATACGCTATACCTCTTACTGTAAGGCTCTGTAGGTGCTGTAAGAATGACGGAACGAACCGACACGACCTTACCAAGAACCATGTCCAGGTTTTTAACATTTTTAGCACTCAAGTTTCGATAATAATCTTGACGGTTTTCAATAGGCTTTTGCACCTTTACCTCCGTTTTTAAGTTTTCCTTATTGTTCTCCTTTTCGGTGTCCTTACGGAACTTGGCTTTGGAAAAACGTTTCTCATTTGGCTGAAGATTAGATTTCTTGATGCCGTTCTTACTGTTGAAACTCTTGTTACTTTGTTTCTTCGTTACTGCTTGATTTTTCATTTTCTTGTACGTTTATTTGTTTTACTTCTATGTTTGCTTTCTTTAACAGGTTTATACCATCGTGTTTCCAATAAGCACGACCGTAAACAACCCTTCGTATTCCCGATTAGATAATCATCTTACTACACTCCAAACATGGTTCATCCGTAATATAGATTGTAGCCCCAAGACTGGAGTTGCTTGATTTAGCTAACTTTGTTATGGCGTTACTCTCGGCGTGGAGTACATAAGGAAACGTTACCAGGTCATCCTCACCAGAGTCATACATTTCCTCTAAAACCTCGTGTTCCAGAATATCGTCATACCCAGATGGATGTTCGCAAATATTCGGAAAACCCGATGGAGTGCCATTATACCCATCCGATATTATGGAGTTGTCCTTGACGATTAAACAACCTACCTGCCTACGGATAGCATATGAATTTTCTGACCAGATAAAGGCCATCCGTAGATATTGACGGTCAAATTTCTGTTCTTTCATAATTCCTATAATAACGAACAAACAACCTGACGTAACGCCTGACCAACGGCTACACCTACGACCGTACAGCCCCAATCAATCCAGTCCCACTCGTTACCATAAAGTTTATCCTTTAACTCCAAAGCAGACGCAACGCCAATACCTGCATAAGAAGCACAATATACGTCATCTGCTCCAAGCCCGATTAGTACACCGCCAAAGAAATGCTTATAGCGGTTACTATCTTTGAACCAATTCCAAAATTTCTTCATATACTTTATTTTTGTTTGATTATTTTATGCAATTTATTCTCTCCTTCGACTACGCCATCACGAACACGCCAATCCATTTCCTCTGAGGCTTCATTATTAAAGAACCACCGTGCTGTTTCCTCTAACTCCTTATTCGTAGGTAGTTTAGGAATAGGCATCCAGACTAATGGTTTTGCGGTCTTAATATTCCATTGAAATAACTTTTGCCCCTTATGACGAACACGATACGCTGGTATATAATTGCCGCCACCGTACTCGTTACCCCACTCACACGGTATAAGGACTTCAGGTGTTATGTCTATATCGTGAAAATGCTCCACGTGCAATATATCCTCTGGCATCTTACTATTTACTTTTATCCAACAGCTCATACTTCTTTAACAATTTCGTTACGTTATTGATTTTATGCTTTATTTCGTTGCTACGCTCGTTTCTTTCGCTTTCGGATAACTTCTGTTTCCGTAACTGAGAAAACTCTGTAATGAGCTTGCTACGCTGTTCCCTGAGTTTGTGACTTATTCTTACAGTTTCCTTTATAGGCTCTTCCTTTGTCGGTTGAATAGAGTATGCCTCCGTTGTTGGTATTTCCCTAACATGCGGTATGCCACGGTATTTTGCCAAAGGAATATTCAATTGCTCGTTTGTTCGCCAAGCCCCAAACGTCTCGGTGGTTAGCGTATTCCGCCAAATCACTTCCCCTACAACGCCATGCAGAATAAAGTTACAAACCGTCATCAGACAGCACGTTCTGTCTATATCCTCACCAATTAGATAGTTACCAGGATTTTTAGATTGGAAAGATAGCAAGGTACGACCTGAACCGCAGGCACAGTCATTAACTTTCTTTCCAACATATCTATCGTCACCAAGCGTCATTTCGGTCATAAGGTCACAAAGGTTTGGGGGTGTAAAGAACTGCCCCTTATTTCCTCTCCTGAACTTTCCTGCTATCAAATCTTCGTAGATTACCCCAAATGGGTCAAACCACTCCTTATGCTTCAGTTCAGCATTCATCGCCAATATAAGGACTTTATACATTTCCCAAAACTCTTTCGTGTCCTCTTTGGAATATTTCTTTACCCAACCTTCTATTGGCTTTGCGTATTCTGGTAACGTATGGGCACCTATAACATATTGTAGAAAATCATCGAAAACGTTGGAAATATCCAATCCCCTACGATTAACAAATGTTTCAAGTCTTTTTATTAACTCTTTCATATATCTCTATAACTCTGCGTATTGCGTAACAACGCTTATTTGTAAGGTTTCTTGCTGCTGGATGAGGATTAAAGATTATTGGTTTACCAAAACTTTTTATTTTATCCATGTGATTGCGAACAGCGGTCTCTGCTTGACGACCCCCAACAAAGATTATATCATAATTTTTCATCAAAGGGATTAACCGCTTAAAATGCTCATCATTCGTCTTATAGTGAACATTTGCCCTCGCTCCTACTTCATCCGTAGTATTACAAAAGAAAAACTCATTTTCATCACCAACAATCTTCCTCATGACCTTTGCCGAATGATTATAAGGATTGGGATGAAAAATAGGTTGGTATAACTCTTTTCTTCCACCCCAAGCATTTTGCAGAATTACAAGGATTTTCATAACTTTTCCAAGAGTTGAGGATTGTTCTGTACGTTACCAACGATTTCTTCTATATCATTATAACGACCTCGGCGCAGCTGGTCAGCCGTCTTACCATACGGTTTACTCGTCATAGGGCTACCTTCATCAGGATACCAATAATCAGAGAATAAGTACAACCCAGTGTGGTCTTTGACGTTTGGGTTGTACTTTTCTACATTATCCGTTTCTTCTATATTAGCAACTGGGATTGCTACCCAAAGACGTGTCTTATCACTCTTAAAGCGGATAACATCCCCAGCCATAACTTTTACATCACGAAATTTCATCTGCGTATCAATTCCAGGATTTCGTTTACAATCTCAACAGTGTCCTGATGGTCTTTATCTCGTTTTAGATTAGTCTTTTGAACCAATGTATAGTAAACCGCTGTATAAGATTGCCCGTGGTACTCTACGTGAGGAATATTGCGAATATTCTCCATGTCGGTGAGGAACACGTTGACCTTAACCCTTTCATTTGTACTATGGTTGAAGACATAGAACCCAAAAACTGAAGTTTGGCCAGGATAAATCGGCAGTCCATCAGCATGCTGCATACCAGCAAATACCTTGAGCACCCAATCCTTATTCTTATCAACGCAGAACACTACGTCAACGTCGCCAGGCTCTCGCTTCAGAGGAACTTCCTGAATTGCCAAGGCACACGTACCTGTTACGATACCAATGCCATAATTAGAAAGGAAATTCATTGCCACGTTTACTTTCTTCTCTGCATTCTTACGGTTTTCCGTCAATTGCTCTTGTACGGTCTTTTCTACTGTTTTATTTTCCATTTTTCTCTGCTATTTGTTTGTTAATAATTTCAATGTCTTTAATGTCTTTCTCCCGACCCATTGAGGCTTTCTTCGCCAAAAGATATTCTATGTCCCAGCAATAGACAATTCCATCAATACGTTTCGTTTGGAAATCATAATCATTCTTTACAAAACAATTTATCTTGACTCCATCCTTAACGAATAAGACACCTGCCTCACGCTTTCCATCATATGGGTCATAACCGATAAGAATTATGTCTATATCGTGAATTTCCCTACCAAGATTATATCCCATCCGTTCAATAGCAACGCTACCTGTAACGATGAAATTCTTGTAGCCCTTACTTTGTAAGAACTGGGCAGCGGTCTTTATTTGCTCCTCACTCATCGCTCCTGCTCTTTATTTATAATCATAACATTACCAAAGATGGGTATGGTACAGCCCTTACCCTCAGAAACGGATATTATGCAAAGGAACTTGCTGGCGGTTTCGTTTACCCTGCGATTTTCCCTTAACGCTCCCTCCTCGTCAACAACCATAATCTTGTCGTTGGGCAGGTAAACGTTTTCTATGCAATCGCAATCCGTATATTTGTAGAACTCCTCCAAACTGAAGTCCGTACTGTTCTTGGGCGTTATTTCCGTTATCCGCCCATCAACCGCTATCCTTATTGCGGTCTTACGGTTGAGTATTTCGCTGGCTTCTTTGTAATCCATATATTCTTCTTTTCTGTCTTTGTTATAAGAAACTTTGCGGCTATCTCTTTACTAACGGACAAGCCTTATATAAGCATTTCTTTTCGCCCATAAGATTATCATCATTGTAACAAACTGGACGCTTCGCTGTATTTATATACTCGCCATCCGTGCAACGCTCCCAACGACAAAAGCGGCATTTAGATTGGGTGTTATGAACCCAGTCCTGAACGTTCTTAAAGTTGTTTTTCATTTTCGTTATCTTTTGAGAAATTCACCATTTCATTATACTTATTAACATATTCAATAGGCAGGGGCATGTTATTTTCTATGCAATAACGCAATAACCCTTGTATTTTCTGTAATACATCGTCTTGTTTCTCCATTGTTTTCTTTTTCTCTAAAACCATTGGTTTAACTTCTTTCGGCTTTTCAGTAGTTACGTTGGAGGTTATAACATCGGCTTTATTTCTACAAGTTTCCCTTATCCTCTTTACGTTACTATGTTTCTCTAATGGAGGCACTATTATATCTTTATCAATGGGATAATCAAAAGCAGTTTCAAAAAGCTGCTGAAGGGTCATCTTCGTTGGGTCTTTATCTATCGTAACTTGTTTTAGTCGATAAATCGCTCCCCAAGCACTCTTAACTGTAATGTTAGCCTTTTGTGCTACAACTTCGCTCCTACTCTCACCATGGATAAATTCAGACATTATAATAATCCAAACCTTCCAAGCCATTTTCGTATATCCGAAAATTGTATTTGTCCTGACGTTAAAATATCTCTGTGTATCTGCACAACGATACTTACCATTTCCGTATTGATAGACTTTTCCGTTTGGTGACCAGGGAGAAATAGGAAAACCACCCCATCGTATATTGATCAATACATCATTAATAGTTTCTTCTGGGTAGTCCCACGTTCCTAACGGAACAGCCGTTCCCTGTGAAATAAGATTATCCAAGGAAACGTTATGTTTCATCCCTTTTTGTTCTTTCTTGTAACGGTCTATGAAAAGATTGTCACATATACGATTAGCAAGGGTAGTGGCTTTTACTCCCATTTGAATAAATCTATCCCGATATGATTTGATGAATTTCTCCATGGTGTTTTGCACCAAATCATCCTTATCTGCCTTTTGAAGATAAAAGTATTTCTGGTTTACGTGCTTTTGTACAGCAACCATACTCATCTCAATATCTTTCTCACTCAAACTCATCTTCCTTCGTTTTTAAGTATTCGCAATATTCATCGGCAATCCGTTTAGCGTACAAACTATCATAAACACCTCGGCTGACGCTTATATCAAAACATTCCTCAGCTAACCATTCTCCTTGGACAATATATTCCTCTTTCGTAACATCCTTGCCCAAAGCCAACTCCAATGTAATATCAACATACTTATCACCAATACGATTAAAGGCATGTTCCGTTCCAAAAACACCGCAAACCAAATTCTTCCCTTCCACATAAGTGCAGTTTAGATACTGGGATAGTAAGGTTGCATTTTTGTAGCACTCTTTTGGTTGTGGATTTATAATGGTTTTGATTTGTTCTATCTGCTGTTTGGATAGAACCTCGCCTAACGGTACGACCTTAACATCACGGGCATCCTCAAGACTACGTTTGTAGAAAAACAATTGACTTTCTACCATATCCGCTCCCGATACCAACCGCCAAAGAGTTTCCAATTCCGATATAAGTTTTGATTTTTTGGTTTCCATATTCCTCGGATTTCCGCAGGGGCACTTTCTTCTTTGTATAGTGCCCCCTGCGTGGTTTCGTATCGTTTTTATTTCTCTAATCCAGTAGGAATATAACCCAGGGCAGAGAACAATGCCTTAACGGCATTAAAATCTACGGCTTTCAGGGTCATATCAGAAAATACCATGAACTTCTTGTCTTCCGTTATCTTCGCCCCTCGCTTTATAGCCTTGAGGATTTTCTTCTGGGTGTCGGACAACTTCTTATTTCCGACAATTGCCCCTTTTGCCAACCATTCGTCTATTCCGATACGTTCTTTCTCTTTGGGCTTTGCCTCCGCAGCCTTAACCGCCTTTTTTGACGGTTTAGGCTCTTGGGTCTTGTTAAGCCGCTTATTTACGGCTGGGTCTATACGCCAATCAAACTTACCAGGCTTGTATTCCGTCCAAACCCAAGGCTGACGTGGGTGATGTTCGCCTACCTTATGCTTGCTTGCCATTGGTTTCTTCTGCTCTTGGGGTTTACTCGTTTTCTCGGTTTTAGGCTTGGAGGGTGCTTCTTTTGCCGCTTCTGCGGCTTTCTTCTTATCCTCTTCCATTTTCTCACGGGCAGCCTTCAGACCCTCGTAGCGGCTCTTAGCAATGCACCAAACCTCGTTAATCATCGTTTCGTTCTCCTTATCTTGGATGAACAAACGGAGGCTATCCTCATTGTCCCAATTCTCTATTAGACATTGGGCTGCTGGTTTAGCGGCTTTAAGGACTATTCGCTTTGTTTTTGACACACTGGCTAACTTCGTAGCCTTGATTTCGTTCAAGCGCACGATACGCTCATCAATCATTTCGTTCTTTTCCATCTTTGTTTCTTGGCTTTTGTTTTCTGAAGAAACGTTGGTGATGGTGGTGAGGTAGTCTATACCTTCTTTCGTAACTTTACCATCATAGTAGCAGTCCTGACCATAGGCATCCAGTAAGCCCTTCTTCGTTAAGCTACCTATGACCGCCTTGACGCTACGGCTCGTCATAGGTTTCTCTCCTTTCTCGGACAAGGCATAAACCTCGTCAAGTACATACTCGTCAGCTTCCTCTTCGCCTGAGGCAAGACGCTCAACGCCTCCCTTCGTCTGGGCAATGAGGTTCATTACTACGGTTTCTTTCTCGGTGAGCGTCAGGCTCTTGGTACGGTTTGAATTTACGGTCTTCATATTGATGAAATTTTTTAAGTTTTGTATTCTGTTAGCGAAGGTACGGACTTTTTGCGAAACTACAAAATTATTTTGGAGAAATTTTTGGAATTTACCAAAGATTTAACTTTTCGCCAACGAAATTTAACTAAAACCGCAAATTTTCCATATTACATATGGGAGAAACGGCAATAAAATTGCCCAAACTATTTTCTCAAACGGTTTGGGCTATAAAATTTCTCGTTATGCCTATTATTCAAAATGTATCTCTTACGTTTCGTTCTTCTTATACTTGGCTTCCATTTCCAACCGCCTATAACATTTTTGTAAACACGCACGGCAGGATACATCCGCAGGGCTTAATTCGTATATATCGCATATTCCACTTTCGTTATTCAGCATGCTACGAAATATAGATTTCTTTCCAACCCATAATTCTTCCAAAGCCATTCTATTCCGACAAGGCTCCAATAACCTTATCCGATAACTTTTCACGGTTTCACCAATTACCAAACAACGAACCTTACAACGAACCAGCTGGTTGTTGTAAAAGTCCTTAACCTCGTAATGGTAAATTGCATTATATTGTGACATAACTACTAATTTCTACAAAACATCCTCGGCCATCCTCAGCCGTTCCCTTAATTCAGATAACTCTGCATTTAGTCGTTTTATCTCCTGTTTAGATTTTCCGATTAACACCCTCAAAGTTTCGTTGGAAAGTTGTTGCTCTTGTAGGGTTTTGATTTTATCTTCCAACTCCTGAATATAACTTTTCAACTCCCCGATTTCCCTTCTTGCCAATCGCAAAAAATAAGCATCAGGAATTTTCATAAGTCCATAATCAGGTAAATGACGCTTTTTAATGCTTTTGTCGTATTCCTTTTTGGTAAGGTATTGACCGTGGTAATAAGTTAGCGTTTTACTATCTGCCAAAGAAAATATAACAAAGCCTTCAGCGGTCAGCCCCTTAACCCGCCAACCATTTTTCGCCAATAATTCAATTCTCTCTTTCTGCTCCATCTTCTTTATATCCGTTAAAATAATCTACTTCACGCCTACTTTCCGACCTAACGCAACGCATCAAGCAATTCTCGCAAGCCTTATTCGTAACAAACGATAAACGTCCACGACAATAGAACTTCTTATTTTCTGCCAAACGCTTATCATAAATGTAATTAACGCACGATGGTTTGTGTGATTTTGTAGCATTTCCGCTTATCTTACAAAACCACCCATCCTTACTAAAATATCTACAACTGCCGCAAAAGGTCTTCAATTTAGTACGCAAATCAATCATCTTATTATAACCTTAAAGTTCATCAAACGCCCCAAACGCTCCTGCGTTTCCTTTCGGTCTATTCCTTGAACAATCCTCGTTCTTGGACTTTCCTTATTTGTACGACTGGAGTTGTATAGGTTGTATTTATGCGTCCAAATAGACTGAAAAACCTCATAAACATTATCACCATGATAACCTTGGTATATTAGTTTTTCAGGCTCAGGCAACTCCTTACAATCCACAACCTTATACTTACGAATAAGTTTATCCAACCGTTTAGCATCATCAGAAGGAATATTACAAAGGGCATCTATATCCGACAAAAGTCCAATCCTGGAATGAACTACGTCAGAAAATATCCCCCTATCCTTGCCGTTGTAACTCCCCAGAGCAACGACTTTCTTATAATACAACAAAGCAAACATATGAGGCTTCTTCATGTTCTTATTCGTTCTTACTATTTCAGTAAAAGGATAAAACCCATCAAAATAACGCACCTCGTCATTGCTAACGGCTTTTCTATTCGTTTTCATACGCTCTTACTGTTTCTCGGTTTTGGGCTTGGACGCTGCTTCTATTCGTGTCGTTTCCTGCATTATCTTCTTAACTTTTGTCAATAGATATTTTGCAGCCTTATCACACTCATCCCCCCAAACATCATAATTTCGGTAATTACTTATTTTCGACAAGCGGTTTAACCGCCCACGAACTTCTTTCAAAGCATCACGGACACTGAAGAACTCTTCATATGATAAGTCCTTATTCGTTCTTTTCAACGTATCGTCAATATCCATTAGATACGTTTCTATGACATCACAACAAACATCCAGCCCAATTGACAGGCGAACTATAAGATCAATATCAGCTTTCGGTAGTCCTTGGGTTACCAAACTTACCCTTTGGGCTTTTACTTCTTGTTCCGCCAAAAGATTTTTCGCAGCCTGGTATTCTATCTTCATTATCTTTTGTTCTATCTGCATTGCTTGAACGTAACGCAATGTCCTTTGTAAATTATTCACCTGATTACGCAATGCAACTACTTTGGGCATTTTTTCAAATGTCTCCTTGAACTTTTGATAAACTTCTACGTTTTCGCCAAACAAGGCTTTTACGTCATTTTCTTTCATAATTACTGTAGTCAATTATTCTATTCATTGTTTCTATGTTTTCTTTGAACCTCATTGGAATGTTGTGCCCCCTTGCGTATCTTTTCCCTTGACTCTTCACTTATCTCATAGGCTTTGCGTTTCTCTTTTTTGAGTTTTGCATCATAACGCATACGCCTACCATTACGCTTCATTTCATCATAGTCCTCCGATACTTCAAAGTCATCCTCCTCAACAACAGCTGTGGCTGTACGTTGCTCGTATGATTGTTTATCCCTACGGATATGCGACAAGAATAAATCCTTTATCCTTTGGGCTTCATCGTGCTGTTCTTCTTTCAACGGCTCGTTCTCCATCGTCTTAACGTCATCGACATCCTTATTACGCTTTTCGATTTCATTGAAGTCATAATTTATTAACGATGGATATTGGATTTCGGCATCTGCATCGTAGTCACCACTTATCTGGGTGAACCTATTGTAGTAACTATTGTGCAACCCCGCAATGAGTTTCGTTGTATCGTAGTTCATTCGTGCTGCAATACGTCCCAAAATTATCTCCCGAATGTTTATTGTCTTGATTACTTCCTTTTGGATATGGGCTTGTAACTCTACATTAAGATTTACATCCAACGCTCCCTTAACCGACAATATATCTCCCTCTGCTTCTTTGCGGATTTGCTCCAGCGTGCGTAGCATTGCGTTGTACGCTCCCTCACCGCCAGTAGATATATAACGCATCTTCATTTTACCAAACATCCAAGCCAATTCTTCCAATCGTGGACGTTTATTGTAAAGGCGTACATCCGTAACCTTATTGCGAAACTCCTCACGCTTACGTTCTATCGTGGTCAGGTTTTTCTTCAATACATCCTGTACTTGTGTTTTAGTAATAGGTATCTGATTATCCTCGGCAATTATTCTTACAACCTCGTTCACGCTAAACATACGCCCCAACAAAGTTACAATATCATCCTCCAGGGCTTCCTGTTTTGCTTGTTTAGCATCTTTTTGGGCTTGTTTACGCTTTTCCGATGTTGGGCCAAGTTTACCATAGGCCAATCCATAATACATATTGCGTCTTTGGGTTGCTACCTGATACTTACGCTTTTTCTCCAAAATCAACTCCTGCTCTTTTGGAGGCAAGTGTTCTATTTGTTTTTTGAGATAATGTGGAAAGGTATTTAGGGCTATTTCCGTACCATCAGAACAAACCATTTTGTAGTTTTTCCTATCTGGGTGACGGTCAAATGCTAAGAACTTTACATAAGCCTTTCGGTCAATGACTCCCTCTGGATATTCGATTTTCATTTGCGTTTATTATTTCTGTTTTTCCAAAATAATAGCTGGGATTTGTTTTGGTTTATTTCTCGCTCTTTGTAGAAAAAAGATTTTGACGAAATTTAAGGACATTGATTTTGTTCTTATTTTTCGCCAAACCCTTCTTCTCACTTATTTTGGATAGACTTTCGCACATTATCCCATTGTTACGATATTAACAATGCCACTCTCCTTATCAACAGCTTAATATTCTTTTTGCTAATTTATGCTTTCTATATTTTCCATTTCTCTTAATATAGCTAAACCCTCTTTATCCTCACAATCTCGTTCCAAGACTTCCTGTATGCGTGCGGAATATCCATTGTTTTGGACTATATTTCGGATTTTGATTGCCGCCATTCGGTTATACGTTACACCAAGAACTTCGTTCATTGAACCAATGACCTGGAATACGGTTTTTTTCTCCGTAGGTTTGAAAAGACAGTTATTTCTCTTTTCCATCACCAATAGTCTTTATGGTTTCCATACAAAACGGAACATCTAAGATATTATCCGTTCCAATGCCATATTTCTCACGGTCATAAATATCTATCTTTTGACGTGCCCAAAGTTTTTCCATTGCCTTTTCCGTAGGTACACCCAAAGGAAATATATCCGCAACGTCCGACATAGTCAATAGGCTCTTTCCGTGTCGGTGTGCCCAATATTGGAAATAGTTAGCATACATCGTACTCTCTCCAAAATTATTCAAGAGCATCGACATAAACAACGCCATGGATTGGGTTATACGATACGTGTGGATAGCCTTAATCCTTACCCAAAGAACTCCTGCTAATCCAGCTCCACCCATCGTTTTACTCTCCAAGGCTTTCCGCAATTCTTCATCCTCATCAATAGATTTAGCGTTAAGAACGCAGGTTGCGAATGCCTTTGATTCATCTTTGGTAAGATTTCTTATTTCGTTGTCTTTCCAGGTCTCTGCCCAACGCTCTACCGCATCACTCGTTATTTTCATAACAACGGCAATTTTACATTTTCGTTGTAACGTTTGTTGGTATTGCGGATATGACTCAGGTACTGAATTACCTCACTGACCGTATCATCTTCATCGAACTCATACACGGCTCGGTCTGCGGTAACTACCCAAAGTTTACCATCACGCTCTTTCAACGAAAATACACTGCGTAGGTATTCCTCACGCTTTTCTTCCTGATGCTTCTGGTGAAGCGTCTTTCGCTGTTGCAGGTATGCTTTGATACCCATTAGAAACTTCTTCATTTTATTTTACAATTTTATTTACAATTCCATAATACTTATGGGGTTTATATGTTATTATAAACTTTGGAGAAATAAAAAGTCCACAACCGTTTTTACAACGACCGTGGACAAAACTATGATTACGCTTAATTAAATCAACCACGCTCCTCTATTCGTGCTGCACGACAGATTTTTCCCTTTATTATACTGGTATGCTATTGACGGTCTTCTTCGTTGTCGCCAACATACTTATCGCTGTTGTAACTACGGCTGGAATAGGAAAACAGATTGTAATAGCGGATTTCAAAAGACTACAGAAATTACCCTCAACCTGTTTAAGTGTTGCTTGTAGCTGATTTTTCTTCGTCTTGTTCTCTATAATGGTATAAGCTGGATTAGGGCTGCTCGTTGCGCTACCAACGGTTAAAACGGCAGGTATCGTATTCGATGCGACCGCTGAGGCGGCGGCGGTCTTTACGTTCTCTAACTGGGCTTGGGCTGCTCCATACTGGGCTTTGATATTGTCTATCTCCACGGTCAGCATTTCCTTTCCCTCCCCCGTCTTGTAATAGTCCTGCCATTTCTTTCTTAATGCCTCCCTTTCATCGGCATCCGTAATAGCAGAAAGTTCATCACCATATTTCGTTTCTACAAAATTATCGGCAATAGTATCTAAATCCAATCCTGGCAATGTTACCTCACCATCGCTATTTATCAGCTCTTCCAATACATTCAGAGCATCCTCATTTGTCGTTGTCGCCATGTTGTTTCTTTATTTCTTTTTCACAATCCTCTACACACTTAATGCCTAAACGGACGGCTATCAATGGTGCACCTGCTACCAAAGATAAAATTATTATTGCTAATATCGTTTCCATGCTTTTATCTCTTTACCCAATCAAATTCCCTTGGGATAATTACGTTATCTGGCCAAAAACTTTCGCAATCTGGATAGTGTGCGCTAAAATCTTTGCACGCCACTCGAAATATATCCCTAACTTCCTCTATACGCCAACCTGCTATTCCGCAGCCTATCTTGGTTAATAGGAACTCACGGCTGGGATTTTTCCAAGCGAAAGTTAGGAAATTTGTAAACGACCTTACTAATTCCCAAGCATTAACTCTCTCCATTTCGTGGTCAAGCGTTGGAATGGCATAAGTATTTCCTGACCATCCTTCGCCAAAGCCCCATATGGCTCCAAACTTCTCATAGGCTATGCGTGCGGCTCCGCCATAATGATTTCCATTCGCATTGGAACCAAAAACAAATATTTCATTAGGCTTTAACTCCGTTATATTCTCTTCAACGTACCGAAACTTTTTCATTTCCTTTTGAACTCTTGTTCTAATATTTTGCGAATTTGTTGTAGATTGTTGAGTTGACCCTGCAAATGTTCCATTTTTACTTCATTGTAATCACAGAACACCGCCTTTTGCAGAACTCTTTTCAAATCTTCTACTTCGGATACAATATCTACCAAAGTATTTCTTACGCTCATTTTCTTTTCCATATTCCAGGAAACATACAAGAACTCTCCCAGGGGTAGGTCTGAAGGGTTGGTGTCTATTACGCCATTTGCCTTTATCTCACCAACTATCTCTCTCGTTTTGCCGTTTTCCGATGTTATGTTTGCAAATAATTTTTTTCCTTGTCCTCGCAATGGTCTTTTATTCACCATCGTAACACTATATTTGCCCAATATCTTTCCCATGGAAACATAAAGAACTTTATCACCAATAGATAATTCTGTTGGAATGAAATTCTGCTCAAACTTCTCTTGAGTCATAGCATCCAATGGGTCTGACTCTCCGCTTATTGGGTCTATCTGGCGAAAGATAACGGCAGGTTTTCCGTCAATGTACACGTCTCTACAAAGAACAATCCTTACACACTCGCCAGTATTTCGCCAATACTCTTTATCTAAATCTATTTTCATTGTTTTAACTGTAATTTTTATGTTTCTTTTCTTCCTTTTTAAGAACTTTGGGCACTGGTATTTTCTTCTTGGGTGAACGCCCAATTTCATCGTAGGCTTTATTCAGCTCATCATCAATGGCTTTTTTCTGTAAATCTTCCATACGTTTTATTCTCCTTTGTGATTTATATTTCGGTTTTCTCCTTTCCAAATTCCTGTAAAACTATCCCAACCAAGTAGTCCTGCACTAAACGCCATAAACTCCGTAAAACATGATGGTGCCTCGGTATGACTAAACGTACAATATAGGATTATTACCAAAGCAACAACCCACCCCACTATTCCAGCAACCCTCTTGCTACTTATCGTACCTTGGTCTGCTCGGAATACGCTTTCAAAAAATTTCAGAAATTTATTCATATCTTTTACAGGGTAATTTTAGACTTTATATCTGTCTTAAAATCATACCCAAATACAAATATCAATTCCTTTTTTGCTCTGGTTAATGCTACATAGAATAAATTTCGCTCCTGATTTAACATCCATTCCGTTGTTGCGAACTTCGATGGTATTAGTTCAGGACAAAGGAAAAATACACGGTCATTTTCTAAACCTTTTGCCTTATGTATCGTACTGAGCATTATACCTTTTATTTCATCAGCAAAGATTTTCTCTATCAGATTTCTCAACCCATCAACAGTACTGACTTCTGCCATCAAACACTCTATTACGTCAAGACGCTGCCGATACAATTCCATTTTAGGGTGCAACGATGGATGACGGACACCTCGCTTTTGAAGTTTGTTATATAGTTTTTCCTTTTCCAACTCCAATTTTGTATGCATCCCACTCAGCGTTTTAGCACCTGTTTTGTTTATCATTGCTAAAATACCTTCGCCAATATCCTTACCCTTTATCTTGGACTTTATCTTATTCTTGGTCAACCAAAGATAGGTTTCGACTAACGGTTTTAGATTGCGACACAAAATCCAATCTGACGGCTGAAGATTTCCTGTAAGTGTTCCTGTTCTTACGCTCCCCTCTTCTGCATCTGGGGCTGCTGTAATCTCTGGAACAATCGCTTTCGCTTCCCTTACAATCGCTTTCGCACAACGGTAACAAATGCTTAACGGCATTTTCCTACTATTGCCATTAAGATTAGCTAACTTATTGTAAGCATCGGCATCTGCTCCCGCAAAGCCATAGACACTCTGATTTTCATCGCCAACTGTTATTAAACGCCCCCTGCGGTTTAACGCCTTACGGATAATTTCTTGTTGGGCAATGGAAAAGTCTTGGCTCTCATCGCAAAATACATAGTCGTATTTCGGCATTCTAACGTATGGATCAATAATAGGAACATAAATCATATCCATAAAGTCAAATTGCGACTTATCAACCCTCATCTTACCAAGAACCTTAACCGCCATTTCTGCTTCTTGTTTCGACACATCTATATCGTAATGTTCTGCCATCTGCAGAATATCGTCAACAAGTGGTTTGGTAAGATTACAACGTATAAGGTCAACGACCTTTGAAAGAATATAGAAATAATATCCATGTTTCTTTGCACTAATATCAGGATATTCCTTCAGCACCATTTCTATCTTACCAAGAACCTTATTGGGGTTCATTCGCACCTTCGAACCATAACGCATCAAAATACTACGCCATCCATAACTATGAATAGTGCTTATATCCACATTGGGTTTTGCCCCTATGCGGTTTTTCAGTTCATCTACGATACTATTATTGAACGCAACGAAAATAGCTGTCTTATCCCCTGGAACGAAATTCAACAGTTCAAGTAGTACAGTAGTTTTCCCACTTCCAGCTACCGCACTAATATTTATATTCTCCGTTGTGTTTTGAAATACCTCGTAAATATCCTTTTGGTATTTCGATGGGGTCATTTGGCTGAAGCGAACTTAAACCAACGTACATTGTTTGGAAACTCCATGCGGATAACTTGCGCCGTTGTAAGATACTCGTTTAACTTATGCTCAAATATTCGGTTATCTACAGCCGCATTGTTCCTTATAAGGTCTGTAACGTTTATCCCGATTAACTGATTAAACTGGATATCATCCATAGATGTTCTTTGTGCGGTTATAAATTTATGCACCAAAAAGTAATACGCATTTTCATCCGACAAAGGAAAAACTTGAATGACGCTATATCCTAATGACACAACAAATTCAATAGTTTTTTGAAAAACATTAATATTTATTTCCATACATTACACTAATATTTATTTTCCGATTTTGCTTCAAGAATAATTCTCTTTATGTTCAGCAGAGCGGCATTATATTGCTTCGCCGTAACTCGCTTATTCTTTTTAAGAAACTCTGATATACGCTCACCTTTCATTCTACTTCGACAAATGCGTTTCTCTAATTTAGAAAAACGCAAATTATCAAAAAGAACCTCCTCAGTGTCTAAATGAGGATTGTGTGATAAGGCTGGATGAACTACGGACATTTCATCTGTAAGTTCAGAACTCGGAAAATTGATTTCTTTATTGTAGCAACGGAAAAAATTTCTACTCAGAGCCTTATTAAAATAGAAATAGAAATTATTGTATTTCGTCACCTTATACTTTGATAGACATTTGTCAAATATGATCCAACACTCCGATAATACTTCATTATATTCAGGTAATTCACGACAAGGACTTCCATTTAGCAAATTCAAATAATTGTAGATATTTTTATCCACAATACCTTTCATTGCTTTGAAGATATATGTTTTGAACCCTCTAACGGTCTTTTCATCACGACCGCCAAAGCGTATTCTGAGAATACAGGCATTTATGAACTTGCGCTTGTATTTGTATTCTTTCCGTAGAAATTTTTTCATTGCCGCCACACCGTTTTATAGGGTCATTGTTTCATGCTCTTATATTCTCTCCATTCCTTCTGAACTTGATTTTGCATGCTATCCTTACGCTCCTTTATCTCTTTGTTGAAATGGTCTTTGGAACGTTTCTTTAACGCTTCCCTACGCTCTTCCATAGACATAGAACTATACATTCCGACGCTCACATTTTTCTCTGATAATGGTATATTAGCACCTGGATTAACTTCTTCACGCTCCTTTCCGCAGATAGGGCAGACGACATGTTCTCCAACTAACTTTCCGTCACGATACCTAAATGTTTCGGTGATGAGGAACTCTTCAATATTATATTTTTTACAATCAGGATTTTTACAAACGTATTTCATAGTTTTTCTTCATTTATAGCATACTGGGTGATTAACAAAGCATCGGAAACAGCAAGGGTAATATGACCGATATATGGAAACAATTGTTCTGCCTTGGCTTTTAACTTGTTCTTCCAAACAGTACTGGATTTATTTCCCTTGTGGCCAAGTTGAAGGCTTTTCATCCATTTTTGTGGCGTCACCGATATGGTTGGTATTTTACAGGCTAACAGAGCCATTTCCAGATGTCCATAGCCTTGTCCAAATGAAAACATGCGAGAACCACCCATGCCTGGCAATCCGCCAACTTTCTCTAAATAACAAATTGAGTTAAAACAGTAAATCCTCAAGAACTTTAACAGCTCCTGAGGCGTTGGCATCATCTTTGTCACTTCTATAACTTTTCCAATATCAGCAGAATAAACGGCTATTCCGCCATTATTACCTGGGTCAATGCCTATAATTTTGCGATGTCGGAAATACTTAACTCTTTCCTTATTATCCATTTATAATATAAGTTTATGTTGTTCATATTTTATATAAACTTTGGTAAAAAAATAACCGCAAACGTTTCACAACGCCTACGGTTATCCCTTTCTATGGAAAGGAGGTATTAACATGTTGTATAATGTGAGACTCCATTTTTCTTTTCAACCATTAAAATATTCTCAAATATACTCGCATCCTCTACGTTTTGAGTTATCATCATAATCGTACTTCCTACATTATTCAATACATTTATAAAAGCAATCGTACCATCAGCATCCAATCCTGATAGGCTCTCATCCAAGCAAAGAAAATCCAAACCCTTCCCCGACAAAGACATGTTTATAAGATGTTGTATTGCTAATATTCCTGCCAACTTTATTCGACTACGTTCACCACCAGAACGACCCATATATGGCTTTGGGTTCATTCCGTTTTCAAGTGCATAAACATCAATCTTTTCCCTTATCGTTCCGTCACGCAATATCGTAAATCCATTTATGTTTACGGAAATATCAGAATGAAACTTCTGAAGATAGGAATTAGTTGACCCCTCTATGACCGCTACGGCTCGGTTAGCCAAGAATGTTTGAAAACCGCTACGACCCATGTTATACTTCCAAAAGTTTATCTCATCTAACTCATTACTCAATGGGGTAATTTCATTTGTAATGCTTTCTCGCTCCGATTTACATTCATCAATTTTCTTTTGAACAGATGCTATTAGGTCTTTCGTTTGACGGTTTTCCTTCAACTCCTTTATTTCAGATTTTCTGCGATTGATTTTCTTTTCAATGCGAACAACCTCATCATTTATCAATTTTATATCACTATCAAAATTTTGTATCTTTCTATGCAACTTTTCTCGTTTTTCTACAATTTCATCCTGTTCTTGGAGTTTACTCTCCAATTTTTCAATTTCTTTTTCGCAATGTTCAATCCTCTTGTCTATATTAGAGTTTGCTTCTTTTGCTTGATTAACTATTTCCCTTGTCTCTTCAACAGATAGATTAAGTTGTGATTTTGGTATAAAATTCTCGCCGCAATTCGGACAAGACACTGCTCCTGAAAGGTCAATTTCACCAATCTTTATAATTTTATTGTTCTCTTTTCCTTCTTGTTGATATTCCTTTATCTTCTTGTCATATTTTCTTATTGTTTGTTCTATCGTAGATGTATCTTTTAGCAACTTACCTAATTGGTCATATTCTGCCTCGGCTTTTTCTTTTCTCTCGGTTACTTCTTTTATTTCATGTTCTATCTTTCCGTTTCGCTCATTTTCCAATGATTTTATTTCTCCCACAAGGACTTTTATCTCATCACTCTTATCATCGTTGCTACGCAGCTCATTTAATTGCTCCGTCAATGTTTCCTCTCGGCTATCTATCGAACCTAAACGACTTTCCAGCTCACGCATCTTCCCCTCTCGGTCTTTCTTATCCTCGGACAATTTATCAACAATGGGATTTATCATGTCGGCTGACGTAATACGGTTCAGGACTTCTTTTTTCTCGTTATCAGCAGCAGTAAAGAATGTATAAACGTTATCTTGCGATATGATAAAATATCTTAACAAATCTTCACGGCTTATGCCTATCAATTCCAAAATACGTTTATCTGCTTCCAGAACTGAAGTTATATGGGTATTCAATTCTCCATTTTCCCATATCTCCACCTTTGCTGACTTATTACCACGGTAAAATTGACGCCTTACGGATAACTCTTGTTTAAGAACTGAATTGGTAAGGTCAAGAGTTATTGCACATTGCTCAGCATCATCATTGATAAAACTCTCCTTTTTAAGGTCTCGTAATGACTTACCTGTAAGGGCTACGGTTATGGCTTCAAAAAGCGTTGTCTTACCTGCACCATTATTACCACCCTTATCAAGATTTTTCCCAACGATTAACGTACAGCATCCATTCTTAAAATCGTATTCCGAATGAACGTGTGAGAAAAAATCTTTAATTTCTATATGTTTTAAGTTCCACATGACTACCTCATTATAAAATTGTAAACAATTTTTCAACTCGCTTTTGCTTTTCTATGTTTATATTGCAATGCACCTCTTTACTCCATATTTCTCGGAACTCAGATGGCATCCAATATTCACTTATAAAAACCTTGTTGCCACGTTTCGATATTTTCTTTACCCAATCATAGAAACTATCATAATCAAATGAAATATTGCCATATTGTTTCGTATCTCTATACGGTGGGTCACAATATACAATTGAACCATTGGGTATCTCTAACTCTCTATAATCACAACAATATAATTCTACACCATAAAGACTGTCTATCTGTGAGAGCAAGTCGGAAATAGTTTCATCAATATAGTTTCTAACACCACCATCCTTACTCTTAACTCCATTCCCACTATAACCTCCGTCAAAGAACCTACCATTATAACTCGCCATGTATCCTACCCAGCCTATTTCTGCCGTGCTAAACCGCTTAAAATTCGTTTCCCGATACGCTTTCCGCACCTCATCGTAAAATGGTTTAGCAATAGGATAAAACTGGTTTTCACTACTAATAACGCTCTTTAACATCGCTATTAAGAATGGATTTACATCTGCTCCTATTCTTTTACCAGTAACCTGAGACAAAGAATTACAGCCTCCGCAGAATGGCTCTATATAGAGTTGTCCCTCCTTTCGGTCTTTGAGAATGATAGGTGCTATTTCTTGAAACAGCCTCCGCTTACTGCCCATATATTTCATAACGACCTTACAAGACTTAATCCATACTTCAAATGATTTCCTTTAATAGAATTTTCGCCACAAAATCTTATAAAATCTTTCAAGATGCTCTTTTTATCATAACACATTACGGTATCTGCCTCGGAACACTCCCTTGCCTCGGTTTCTTCCGCTGCTTCAAATTTAGCATCTATACCAAGAGCAGATAATTGAGAAATATCCACTTTATTTGCATCTTCTCGCTTTCCTCGGAATATAAACCGCACATTGTCGTTATTTTCCCCCTCGTATTTTTCCAAAAGATTTTGTAAAGTTTCTCTATCATTAACGTCAAGAACCTCTTTTATGTATTTTGGAAATTTCAACGGAATACTCTCCAAACTTCCATCATTATAGATTATCGTACAACCTTTATCCGTTACGGTTTCACCATAATTATTCTGATATGCTGAACCTGTATATATTACGTTCTTTGCCAACTTGCTGGCGTTATGATAATGCCCAATAAGAACATTTGTCCAATTCTTAAACATACTGGGCTTAATTGGACTTTCAACCTTACTTCCGTCATTATTCATCACACCGTCAAAACCTGAATGAGTAATAAGTATAGACACCCTATTAGGTTTGTTATCATCTGCTCCATTTACAACCTGATATTCTTCCAACCAACGCTCGTCAGAGAAATAAGGAATAAAGGCAACATAAACCCCCTCACAGATTATTCCCTCGCCAGAACTATGAACGGTCAAGCAAGGCTCGCCAAATATATCCAAATAACTCCTCACGCTATCAGCATCCGTCTTATCATGATTACCAGGAATAACATGAAGCTGTATTTTATTTCGATTGAGTTTTTGCAATATTTCTTTCCAATCTGTAAGGCAAGACAGCGGTTGACCACTGCGATTAGTAAACACATCACCACCATGAAATATATATTCAATTCCTCTTTCCTCACAGATTTCGATTACCTGATCAAAGATATTCTTAACCAATATACCATTATCCTTATTTAGGTGTGTGTCGGTAATAAACACCGCAATAGGTTTCTTATTTTTAGACATCATAATATTTCCAAGCGTTTTTTGGACGGTACTTCAAATACAACCTCACGTATTGATTTTCATATGCCTCTTGTTCAAATGGTATCATTCGGTATGCTTTATGCGTAAATCCGTAACAAAACAAATTTCTTATCCAAAAATACAGATACATAAATATAAATCCAATATACCACAATTCTTTATATTGTTCGGTATGTATTTCTTCATGTCGTAAATCTATTTCCGAAAAGGTGACATCTTTACGAACAAATAATATGCCAAACAAATTCACCGCCTTAAATCCCCTGAATGGAATGATATTGTTTCTTACGATTTTCATTTATCAATCCTCCTCTTCATCTTCTATATCTTCACCATTATACTTTGCTTTCCATTCAAGTAAATCCTTTTGCATAGACTTTTTAATTTGGGCACTGAGAACGGAAAGATATTTGTTCCTGCTGTGATAAAGTTGAAAAAACTCTCTCGGTGTACTCCATGATAATTTCCCATTAAGGAATGTTATCTTCTTGGCGCCCTCTTTCTTTAATATTCCTCTCTCCAAAGCATAATCTATTTCGGTTTGTGATAAAATTATGCCTTCACCCAAAAGAATGCGTATCTCGGTCTTTCTTCTACTACCAAAATCATTCTTAATCACTTTAACAGTAGAAATTTGTGCCACTTCCTCGTCATCTATTTTTTCCATTCCTCTTGGGGCTATCTGCAAACGTACCGATGGCAAATATGCAACCCACTCACCGCCAGTAGATTTTTTAGTGGAAATGCCCATTCCTGTGATAGTGTCGTAGGTGTGATTAAGAATGACAAAATGTATAATCTTATCGTATGTTTCCGATAATATATATTTAGCGAATTTCTTTGCCTCCTTCGCAAAAGAACCTATCTTATCATTTTTTAATTCGGTCAACAACTCTCCTTTCTCCATCTTTTTGGAAAAATTCCTGTTGTTTTCTTCTACTACGCTCTTTTCGGATAATGATAAAGTTGCTCCAAGACTATCCCACATGAAAAAGAATTTAGGCTGCTCCTTCATTTTTGCTTCCTTAAACTCTTCAATAGTGCCATCAATAATCTGTTTAACCATCAAAAACATTTCTTCTACAAAAGAAATTTTAACGATAAGAACGTTTTGAACATTAACGCCTATACGCTGCGCATAATCCTTATTATCTCGGTTTTCCGATGAAAGAATAACACATACGCCAATATCTTTATTCTCTTTCTGAAAATTCTTCATCGCCTCTAATGCAAGTGTAGTTTTACCTCCACGACTAACACCTGCAATTTCAACTATTCCTGTAGGAAAGCCAAATGTACCTAAATTGTAATCCAACTCTGGAGAACCTGTGTGAGCCCATGATTTCATTTCCTTGAAAGCATCTTTGTCGGAAAATTTAATAACATTATCACGGTCAAATTTCTTTACAAGTTTGTCAATTATATTCATAACCTTTTATGTTTTATTTTAAGTAACTCTGAAAAGAAAAAGCCTACACTCGTTATCACAACGAATATAGGCTTAATACTAATCAATCTTTTATGTGGTTATTTCTTTCCTGCAAGTTTCTTACGAATATCTGCAAGACTTACCTTTGTGGGCTTTTCTTCCTCTTCAGCATCGTCTTCAGAGTCATCCGTTTCTTCCTCTTCAGGCTCATCTTCGCTCTCTGCAACCTTTTCACGGATAGCAGCACGCAGGTCATCATCGGTCATTGACTTCTTAACGGTAATTTCCAAATCTTTCTCCTTGATATATTTCTTCAAAGCAGACCTGTCCATATCGTCAAATTCATCGTCTTCAGAGTCATCCGTTTCTTCCTCTTCAGGCTCATCGGTTTCTTCTTCAGCATCGTTAGAGTCATCTTCATCAGGCTCTTCATTCTTAACGACTTTCTTTGCAACCTTACGCTTTGGCTTTTCCTCTTCATCGTCTGAATCATCAGAGTCATACTGAGCCTTAACCTTCTCTACGATTTCAAGCCAGCCATCATCCTCAAACAGATTAAAGTCGTTTTCTTCATCCCAATTCTGCAAGCCCTCCAATGCTCTATCGTAATCACGCATAGAGTATTTTGGCAGAATTTCGTCAAGCGGCTTCAGGTTAGAGAAATACTCCAATTCTTCGTCTGAAAGTGGGCGTGCTACAGGTTTCTTTGCAAAATTAACCTCGTAGTAGTTTTCACCCCTCTTCTTGTTAGGGTTTTTCAGATACTTAACCAAGATAGGCAGTCCTTCGTCAGGGTCTGTAAATGGGTCAACCTCAATGGGCTCTTCTTCATCCTCACTGAACGCTAACTTGTTCAACTGGTCACGTACCATCTTCTTAAACTCCCAGAGTTTTGCCTTCAACTCTTCACCCTCTCGCACCTTATCAGCATAGCACATCCAAGAGTACTGAGGTAGTAGGGCTTGGCTATCCCTTCCGCTCTTAGTAAGAGTTTCCATCTTTGCAGCGTCAGAGCCGTACTTCTTCTTTGCGTAACGAACATACTCTTGAATTAAATCCATCTGCGTACCACCGTGCGCTATACTATCAAGCACCGTTCCTCGGTGACTCTCTCCATCATCACCGACAAAAGATAACCAATAGCACTTACGGCTAATGTAAAAATTGTCGTGACCTGGATGTGCAGGAAATATACGGATTTTTACCGTCTTTCCATCTTCCAAATTCAGATAGTCGTTACCATTGGCTCCAACCATCACATCGTCTTTCTCCACCGTCTTTCTCAAAGACTTAATGGGTGTCGCTTTGAACTGCGACCTTAATGAACTTTTTGCCATTTCTTTTTTACTTTATAAAGTTAAAAATTATTGTATCAAACCTTTATTCTTTGCCTTACGAATTATGGTATTATTAACTCTGGACGAAACTACTTCATCTGGAATATCGCCAGGTGTCGCTTGGAAAAACACCTTGTTAATCTTTTCTGACTTATCCTTTGCGGCAAGATACGTTGTTAGCATATAATCTCGTGTCTTGCTAACATTTATCAGTGCTTTCTTAAAAGCCTGATAACGCTTGTCTAAAATTACAGCTGAATTCAAAGCGTCTATCGTTGGAGCCTTACCACCGTTCTGTTCAGCAAGTTTTAGTCGGTATTCCTCTTTTAGTTTTGCTTCTTGAACATCAAGATTAAGTTTACTTTCATTTACCTTACTCTCGGCTTCAGCAAGCATATTACCAAATCTCGCTACTATCGTAGGAAATGTAATCATTTCCCCTAATAAATTAGAATAGTCTATTTTCAGCAGGGTGTCTATATCGACATCGTCTTCAAATTCATCGAACTTCAAAATATAGGTTTTATCACCCACGTCAATCTTCTTTGTAACCATACTTCTTTCTTTTGCTACGGTGATTAAACTTTCGGCTCTACTTCGTCTATGTCTCCCACCTTAATGCGGCGTGTAAGCTCAAACACAAGATAGTGAATAGCCTTCTCAATATCCTTAACAAGATAAGACTTTGCCGAACCCTTTGTGTTATAACGCTGAAGATAGCGACAACACTGATAAAGATTTATAGGCTCCCCACTCTCAGGGTGATACAAAAACTTCTTGGTATCAATCGTATCTTGGCCCTTGGCGTACTTATCTGAATAAGTGCCGTCAATATGATTTATTACCATTGAAAGGGCTTTCGCCACTTCAGGCTCTTTTTCTAAAATATGGGAGAACTTTGCAGTAACTTCCAAAATCAATTCTTCGTTTTTCATATGTTTATTGTCTTAATCCACCAATTTTTACTTAACAAAATACCAAAAGTTTTCTCAAAGTCAGAAACTGTATTATCAATTGCCTCTGCTAACCTCGTTCCACAATAATCATTTTCATGGTCAAAGGTTTTTACACCCATCCTCACATTACGCTTAACAAACGTATATAATGCAATCCAATCACAAAGTTTTACAAAAATCTTTACAGATGGACGTGAAACAAAGATGGATATATGCGTTGAGAACTCCTTTGCTATTTCATGATTAACAAATTCATCAATAACTTTTCGGAACTCTTCACCATTAAACTTGTTATACTTAATGACATGACTTATATCCCGACCTATTATTGCTTCATCAAAGTCATGAAGAATAGCATAAGAAAGACAATCAGCCTTAAATCTCTGCCAATGGGCAAGATTATCATTAGGCCAATCAACCACTACTGTATTTTCTACGGATTGTAAAAGATATGCACAAATAGCGGCAACCTTAAATGAATGTTGACTCACACTCTCCTTAATAACGCTATCACGTTCTGCCCACTGCGTAACGTTATCAAGACTTTCAATTTTCTCTAAAAATTCTTTCATTTCTAATTACAATTTGTTTTACTGTCGAAAACTGTCCAATCAAGAACAATCTCCTTTTCTTCTTTCTCTTTCATTGCTTCTTTAACTTATGATATACATTTTGGTACTTCTGTCAGAATAAAGTGTCATATGATTTCTGAACTTATCTTTTTTAACCGTACCACTAATACATATAACCTTGCCTTTAACGTCAAGCATATCTCCACCAATACTCTCTAATATTGGCTCATAAGCATCTGGCCATAGAGTGCAATAGATTATCTCATTTGAACTGGAAACTTGTATATTGCACATCTTACCAGTCTTAATATCTCGCTCGGTAAATGCAACAAGATTTCCTGCTACAGCTGCTTCCGAATTTTCTCTCAACATAGAGAAATCAGCCGCACTTACAAATAACCGTTTCATACGTTTATTGGGTAACATAGACATATAATCTATCTCGCCAAAGCCAGTACTCTCCTTTTGCAATATAGTCCAGAATGAATTACTTATCTTTGCTTCTTCTGTATTATATTGTTCTGGTATGTCATTATCTCCCTTTATGTCTATCAAATATTTTTGTAACAACTTTCGCCTGTCTCTCGGTTGTTCTATGCCTTCCAAAAGGTCAAACGCTCCAGCAATAATCAAAGCCTTGACTACGGTCTTATTCACTTTTGACGGAACACGGCTACAAAATTCTTCCAAACTAAAAAACTCCCCACCTGTATTTCTTGTTTCTACAAGATGCTTCACCGCTATATCTCCTACACCCTTAATCTTACCAAGGCTGTAGAATATGCGGTTATTCTCAGGGTCACAAGTAAAATTATCACCCGAATAATTTACATCAGGCTGACGAATTTCTATGGTTACTCCTGTTTTCTTTAACTCAGCAAGTCGGAATGGGATTTCATCCTCCTTTGCATACTGTAAAGATGTTGTCCAGAACTCTAACGGATAATTCACCTTAAACCACTGACTCCAATAACTCATATAGGTATAAGCGGCTGCATGGCTCTTGTTGAAAGAATAGGAACTAAACGCATTCATCTTATCCCAAATCTTATGTGCTTCATCTTCAGGACAACCATTCTTCATCGCTCCTGCAATAAATCTATCTCCAAGAGCAGCCAGCTCCTTATGTTTCTTTTTCTTGATATACTTTCGTGCATCCTCTGCCTCAATAAGCGACAATCCGCCAAGCTGATGAATGATAGACATCATCTGCTCTTGATATACCAATAATGAATATGTTTCTTCTGTTATGTTCTTAACGCCATAATCGTACTTTGGTTTAGATTTACCATTCTTTATCTTGGCAAATTCCAAATGAGCATTTGATGCTATTGGGCCAGGTCTAAACAAAGCCGTCATGGCAGCAAGGTCTGAAAACTCCGTAGGCTTAACTTGCTTGCAATAATTCATAAGCGAATTTGTTCCAAACTGGAATACATCTTCACACCACCCTTTACGAAAATATCTAAATACTTCTTCATCGTTAAACGGTATCTTATTAACATCAATCTCCTTTCCTGTATTTTGCTTAATTAGTCGTAACATATTCTGAAACTTATCAAGCTGATTTAATCCAAGAATATCCTCTTTCAGGAATAGGGCTGACTCGGTGTACTTCCCTTCCCACTCCGATACAAGCATACCATCTATCTGTTTTGTCGGCAACCATTCATAGATATTCATAGACTTTCCTGTTTCCTGAGAAATTTTCGGTACAATGATAACGGCTGATGGGTGTATGCTTTCTGCCTTACAAAGTAATAAGGCGTATTTCGTCATGTGCACAATTTCAGGGTACTGCTGAACGAACTTAAACAAAGATTTAGATTTACTTGCATATTCAAATAAATCTGTCCAAGTATATTCTATCTGGTCATCAATATCTTTCGTTATCTTATTAGTAAGGTCAAATGGCAGACCTTTTGCCTTTGCAAAGTCCTTAATGCAGGTCTTCAACTTCGCCCTCGTATAAGTGCCAACACTGCAAGAATAGTCATGACCATACTTATCCTTTATGTAGTCCTTAACTAAATCACGTGCGTATGTTGGATAGTCCTGATCCACGTCAGGGAGGTCAGTGTAGAAAGTGCTTGACTTACAACTGTTTACCTTTCCTTGCTTGAAATTTAATTTTAATGGGTCAAAACCCTTTCCAACCTCACATTCTTCACCATTAGCAAGGATAACTTTATCACCAGTGTTTAATTTTATTTTGGAACCATCCTCAAATGTTATATTATAGGAATGGTGGGCACTTACACGGCTCTCGTTCAAAAAACGTTCAAAGTAAAGCCCAAGTGGAATAGGGTCAACATCGTGAATATGCAGACAATATGCTACAAGCGAACCTGCAACCGAACCACGCCCAGGGCCAATCATTATGTTCTTACTTCTGCACCAATCTCCTATATCCGCCAATATCAAGAAATAAGAACAAAGGTCATTCGGAACTATCAGATTACACTCGGTTTCGATACGTTTCATATATTTATCTATATCATCAACCTTACTAACCAAACGTTCCTCTATTCCTTTTTGTAATTTTTCAAAAAACAATCCTTCAGGGTCTTCAACCTCAAACCTGGGTATCTTGCGCTCAGAATTATTTATGCGAAACGTAATAGCAGCCGTTAGCAATGACGTATTTTCTATGCCAGTAGTAATTACCTCTACTAATGGCTCAACGTCATCCAGCCAGTCGGAATATGCTGCTATGGTATCTCCTACACTCTTAAAGTATTGGTCATTCGCTTCTGATGCAGCTTTACCTGATATTTTATGCAACAACGGTTTAAGGTCTTTTTCTTCAGCATCAAGATAATAAGCGTCATTTATTAACAATGGCTCAATCTTATCCCGATAATACATGACATAGTTATCAATATCCTGCAGGTGTTCCTTGAATAGTCTTTCTGATACATATTCAACGGTATCAATCTGATAATATACCTTATCAAAAGCCTTCTTGTACTTCTTCAATAATCTATCTGCTTCCTTACGACCTCCGTGACGAACCTGGTCATTGAAATCACTATTCTTTGGAATAACGCAACAAAGCCCACGCCCATATTGATATAACTCCGTATCTGGAATGTATCCATCGTAATCAACGTGAAGTGTCTTGGATATTAGCAATAGATTATGCCACCCTTCGGCATTTAATACAAAAAGTTTAAGTTCAAAGGTTTCTTGCAAATCTTCATCTTCATCATAATTTCTTGCGACTGTAATAGTTTCTCCAATGATAGGTTTTAAGCCAACTTTCTCGGCATAAGTCTGAAATGCCAAAGAACTTGCTAAACTATCCTTATCACAAACACCAATAGCCTTATGCCCAAGAAATTTTGCCTTTTTACACCATAAATCACAGCCACCACTACCACTTAACATTTCGTATTCCGTATGACAACCCAAATGAGTAAAATCCATTACAAAAGGCTCGGAACACTTACCCAGATATTTGAAATCCAGAAATTCTGGCTTATATATAGGCTCGTTATACTTATTTGTCGATGATATAAGATGAGAATAATAGAATTTTGTTCCAAATTCAAATAGCAAAAAATCTACTTTCTTATCATCACAAACTTCATATTCTTCATCAGTCATCATAAACGAAAAATCTTCATCAATAAGTTTTCCGTTTTCATCAGGACTGAGAAACAGAAATGTACCAATCCCCTCTATAATGATAGTGCTGAGGTTATCTATATTACCCTCAGACACTATCATCTTATTTTCTCCAATCCATTTCTTCAAATTTTCAGTCATAGGACTATAATGAATTTGGAGTTTGTGCAATCTTATTTCCGAACCAATTGCGGGCAAGAACCGATACATCCCAATCAGCCCACTCTTCACCGTCTATAAGATTTATAGCGTCAAGTGCTTCCATAGCCTCCTCTGTTTTACATTGTCTATTTTCGTTGATTGCTGCCTTGTACTGAAGATAAATCTTTAAGTATAAGTAAGCGTGGTGGAGGTATGAAGAAAACTGCTCTAATGCCGCTATTTCGTCTTCATTATCCTTGCCGCCATCAGCCACTCTCTCCAAGTTATCAAGTAATACATTTATATTGAAATCAATCTCACGCAAACGATTTCCTGCAACATCGTGAGAAAAATTGAAATCAATTTTCCTTTCCTTACCCACATCATAAAGGTCATTTTCATAAGGACACTTGTGCATCCGCTCCGCTATATTGTTCCACTCGTAAACATGTAGGCTCTGTGAGTTATGCGTCTGTGTTCCTAACTCTATACCTAAACAAGCAGCCAAACATTCGGTCAAGAAACTGAACTGGAAGATATTTGTGGGTAAACCCCAGTGTAAATCATTACTGCGATTTTGAACCGTTGTAATGAGTTTACCATTCCTTATTTTCAACATAATAATGTCGTTGCACGGCATATCCTTTGTTTTCGTTCCAAGGTCAGCGTCTGGATCCCAAATTGAAAGAACTACCTGACGACTATTAGGATTGTTTTCAAAAATCTTAACAGCGTCCGAAATTTGGTCATAGCCTTGAGCGGCATGCAGATTTTCCTCGCAAAACTTATCTTCAGAACGTACACCCCAGTGACGCAAACGAAAACCGTATGGTGCGTGAAATACGTTTCCATCGTCACTGAAATTCTCCATTGTCTTATTGAATTTAGTCAGAAACTTTACATCCTTACGACCTGCAAAAATCCACATTGCTTCTGCAAGCAAAAAGAATGGATTTTCATTACGTTGTTTACATCCAACAAGTCTGCGATATGGATTTGTAAGGATTGTTTTGAAATCCAAAATCTCCTTAACCTTACCATCCCGACTATCAGCCCACTCTACATTTTCCAAAAGATAGCTGTTAATTTGCGGGTAAACCTTACTAAACGTATCTGTCTTTGCCACCCCTAATTCTGCATTGAAAATACTCTTGTTGTTTATCATAAAACTTTCACTTTATTTTACCTATTATTTCTTAATAGAAAACTTTGAATAAAAAAGAACGACCTTCCAGCCGTTCTTTTTTCTACTTACCTTGACGAGCAATCCTCTCTTATTTCTTTGAGGACTTCTTTACAGCCTTCTTAACAGGTTTCTTAACCTCCTCTTCAGGCTCCTCATCATCTTCCTCCTCGTCATCGGTTTCCTCAGGCTGAGGCGTGGGCTTTACGGCTTTCTTCGTTATCTGTTTCTTGGCTGGTTTTGTGCTCTCAAGATTTTCTTCCATCTTCTTACGGTTGTCGCCCAGCCGCTTATCTACCTTCTGAGCAAATGCGGTAACGGTGCTGTAAACCTGCTTGAGGATTTCGATTGCCTCGTCAATGGTTACAGCCTTCATGAATGGAGCCTTATTCCAGCAGAGTTGGTAATCAATACCAAGGTCATCCAAGACATCGGTCTGCTTGGTCATGGTGAGAAGGTACAGGTTGCAAGTTACGCTACCATCTTCATGGCGTGTAAGATTTTCTACCAATGCTACGCCACGCTTTCCATTGCTACCAACATACTTGATTGTGGCTCCTGCATTAGCAACATAGTCGTAACGGTAATCACCCTCAGGAAAGAGTTTCTTAAATGGGTCAAGTACGCCACGTTCACTCTCGTCATTCTTAATGTCGAGTTTCAAGCCACGCTTTCCAACGACCTTCTTTACAGCAGGTTTCTCGGCTTTCTTCACAACCTCTTTTTTCGCAGATTTAAGTTCAGCCTTCTTTACAGCCTTCTTAACAGGTTTCTTAACCTCCTCTTCAGGCTCCTCATCATCTTCCTCCTCGTCATCGGTTTCCTCTTCAGCAGCATCCTCGGCTTCAACTTCTTCTGCCAATTCGTCTGCCTCGGTTTCTTCGTCATCCTCAACCTCCTCGGTTTCGTCCGCTTCTTCAAGCTCATTGTCGTCCGTCTCAGGCTCTTCAGAAACGAAACTCTCAACCATTCCGATTAGGGTGTCCAGACTTTCGTCATCCATGCCCTCAATACCCTCCTTTTCCAGGATTTCACACAGTTTCTTCTTTGCATCTTCCTCGGTTGTCACCTTCTTGATGCCCAGTGCTTTGAGTTGTTTTGCTACTCCAGCATCTAACTTTTTAGCCATTTTGTAACGATTTTTAAGTTTTACAATTTATATTTATTCACTGTCGTTCATCGTCCATTGTTGATAAACTTTGTTCTCTGTTCGCAATTCGTTTCCGTATTTGCTCAACAAAAACTCCTTTTGCATTTCTATTATATCTGCTGGCCCAAAAGGTTCATCACCATTAGCAATTACTTCTTTTCTTGCAGCTTTCTCTTGCTTTGTATTGTAATAAACTTTGTTGAGAAAATTCATTTGGTAACCTCGCAAGTAAAGACTGAATATTGCTCGCTCTTTACCTGTCAGACCTTCCAAAAGGTCTATACCACGAACTATAAAGGTATTGGTTGCGGTATCTATGCGGTTTTCATCTTCCATGCCATAATCATAGTTTATGGCGTCAATCCTTACTTTATGATTTTCCCTGGAAATGTACTTGATAAAATCCCGCATCTTGTTGCCACAAGCGCACTCAAGATAATATCTTATTCTTACTGGTTTCGGCTCTTCACCTCTACGATATTTCGCCCAACGCCTTCCATAGGCTTTGATGCTGGTAAATATCTTTATCCGAAACTCTTGAACCAAGTCTTCAAACTCAAAACTTAATTCTTCGTAGGCGAATACTCTCGCAGCATACTTCTTTGCAAGATATTCGTACCGAAAATACAATTTTTCAGACGGTTTCATTACTGTTCGATTTACTATTTATTTTACGGTTTGGAAAAGGATTATTCCTAATTCCGATACAAAGGTACGAACTTTTTTACAAACTACAAAATTTTTCGCCAAAAATTTTTGGAATTTACCAAAGATTTAACTTTTCTTGGTTAGATTTTAACGTTTTGACACAAAAAGGACTATGTCTTGTAAATATATAATCCTTTTATTTATCCTTATAATATACGACTAACTTCATCCTTTGTAACGTGCAAAAATTCTTCTTTTGTTGGAGAATATATAGATAATGTATCATCTTCACGAACTTGGTCTAAAATCCAAATTTCCCCCTTATAAGAAAACTCATTTCCATTAGCATAATAATTCTTTATATCCTCTTGGGTCAACTCAAATTTAGGCTTGCCGCAATGATTAAATAACTCCTGCCGCAACTCCTGTAACTTTTCTTCAGAATTGAAAATAGAGTGTAGATGATTTCTTTCGGATATTTTATCAATCCGAACTTTCTTGTATCCACATACTCTTTTCCAATAGGCTTTATCCTTTGGAGAAAAATAAATCTTACTTCTGAAATCAGCAATAAGATATTCTTTTTGTATTTGTAGGAAATATTCTGCCACTGACAGATTTCTCGTCTTACTCATATTCTAAAAACTTTTTGAAATATTATAGTTGTTTTGTTATCTTTTCAACTTACCAATGATGTCAAATGTAAATTGTCGGATTGGTTTAACATTACCAAAAACTTCCAATACTTCTTTTTCATTACAATCACCCAAATCTTTCTCCTTAACGCTTATCGCTACACCAACATTGAAATAATATCCTAAATCATTGCCATAAGTTTTTATTTCCTTCAAAGCATCATAGTCCCAAGATATTATTACATTAGTTATTTCTTTACTAACTAACTTTTGTATTTGTGATTTAGATATTTTCTTACCAAATGTAGCCAAGCACTTCACTTCTGAACTATCATACAATTTGAGTTTCTGGTCAACGGAATACTTATCAAAAACTCCCTCTACTAATATCACAGTTTCGGTTTTTCCTTTTTCAACCTCATCGTAACCATACAACAATTCGCCAAATTCCGTATTCTTGCTATTATTATAACGCAACTTATTTTCAGGAACTCTTTTGTTAGCATAACGCCCCAGATAGCCCCTTACCTTACCACCGTCATAAACAGGAATAATAACGTAATTCTTAAATTGAAAAGACACTTTTGTTTCTCCTATGCCATACCGCCTACAATCCTCAATAGTTAGTCCACGGCTCTTCAGATAATTATTACAACCGACCTTAAAACCTACTGGAAGATGTTTGATTGGCAATTCCTTTAATTCATCTTGGCTTTCCTGCATTTCGTCTTCAAGTGTTTGTCGGATAGACTTCATTGTTTCTCTAACTTCAACCGTCTTATCACCCAGTAAATAAAGTTTATCAAGATGCTTCAGTAACTTATATATAGAACCGCTCTCCCAACATTTCTTGCATTCAAACAGTTGGGTCTTTTTATCTACATAGAAATGTAAAGATTTTCCACACCAAGGACAAGTAGTTATATACTGACCTGTACGTGTTTCTTTTTCAATATGAATTATTGACCGAAGGTCTGCATCTGATATTGTACGGTATTTCATTTTATCCTTTGTCTAAATGATATGTCATTATTTGACTCATATATCGTTCTTCTAACAACCGTGCTTTTCGTGCCACTTTTTGAAATAAAGCGGATAAAGAACTTCATCTGCTACTTTCTGATTATGAGAAACGCCACGTTTACTCCATTCCAATGGAACTCGCTCATCTTCGATTGGCAAGCCTAACTCTTTCGCAATTTCCTCTAACTCCTTGCGTGCTTGTTTAGGGTCTGTACAAATTCTATCTTCCATAATGCTTATTTCTTATTTTCATTCTTCTTCCTCATCTATTAAATCAGCTGTTCGCTTACGGTCATAGAACCTTGAACACTTAAAGTTATTTGCTATACGGATTACTTGCTTGCCTTGATGGTCACGTGCTTTGTCTATATAAAGACGCATAACCTGATTACGGCTTTCCTCAACCGTAGTGTTCAATGTTATGAATATATCCGCTGGGCGTAACTTTCCTTTATCCTCAGAAAGATTACTGCGAGTTATCACAAATTCAGGGTCATTGACCTCAGCAAAATCTATATCATTACTTTGGGTTGCGGTGTGAACTACTACGTTAAACTCCATGGCCAGGGTCTTCATTCCTCTTGATAATTTTTGCAGTCTAAAACGTTCTTCTTTTGGAGAATAATGCACACCGTCACCAACCTCTAACAATTCAAGATAGTCTATAATTATCATATCTATCTTACCAACTTTTTTCTGAAGGTCAATAACATGCTTACGAACATCAGGAAGGGTCATGCCTCCCCATTCTTCACAGGAATAAACGTAAATATCCGATTTTTTCAGCTTGCTTATAATCTTATCCAATGCTTTCAATTTCTTCTCGCTTACGTCACCAATCTTCATATCCCTATACAACGTACCTGTCCAGCTGGCATCGTAACGGTTTAAGCACTGTTCTTTCGTACCCTCCAATTGAAAATGTGCAACCCGATGACCTTGACGGGCAGCGGTAACTCCCATATGAACAAGACACTGTGATTTTCCTGCTCCTGACGCCCCTAACCACAAACAGTATTCTCCTGTCTCTGGACCACCTAAACGACCTCCTTCACCGCCAAGTGCTTCATCAACCTCATCTATCATTGTAGGTATCTTGAAACGAAAATTATAATCTTCACTCCTACGTCTGGTCATGCGAAGATTAAACCCCTCAAAAACAGTTTCAAATTTAGCGTCTAATATAGAGAAATTACTGAATTTCTCTGCTTGTTCAACAAACATCTTATAGGCTTGTTCCTTATCTCCCCTATTCCACGTTTCAGTAACTCGGTCATTACTTTCCAAGAACATCATCTGACGCAAATATTCTTGGAAAGTGCTAATTATAGCATTATGACCATTATCTGTATCATCAACTTCTACATCGCTAATATCCGCCAATAACTCTAATACGGTATCAGACTTTATAAACTGTTGTTGAAGTTGCCCCATTGTAGCTATTCTTCCTGTCTTATCGTAGTTTCGGAATAACCACTGAACAAGTTTCTTTTCTTCTTCACGTTGAAGATAACTATATTTTAGATAAGCATGAACAACATCAAAAGTTGAACGGTTAGCCAATGAATACGCTAACAATTCAGCCACAAAATTACCAGCAAGTCTATCACTAATCATATCACTTATACCCTCTTAACTTGAAAATTTTGGGATAATTCATCTTCAGAATATCCTTACATTCTACTTTATACGAACAGGCAACACACAGCGGACTACGGTGATTGAAAAGCGTGGTATTAGCCACACACCACGCCAAAGTCCTACGACCGTTTTTTGTTTCCTGCTTAAAACGTTCCTCCATAGGTCTTACGTTTATAAATGCGCTGCGAAGATGGGGTTTAACGCCACCCAGGTCAAAATCATAAATCTGTTTTAACTCAGTTTGAATGAACTTTTCATTACCCTTCAACCCATATACGTTCCAACGGTCTATTGCCTTACGACTGAATATCCATGAAAAACGACACGTATGCTTCTGTAACTGCGTCAACCGTTCATCCCTATTAAACCAACTCTGTATCCCATATTCACAGAACTTATGAATAAAGCCCTCGGTGAGGATAATATCAGAATAAGCGTCAACAAAAGCATTCCAGCACATTACATCATTGTTATTGCAACGATACTCACGGTATCGCTCCTGAACTTTTGAAAGCATTTTCACAAAAGTATCTACGGCATAACGATATAATGCACGTTTCTTTGGTACTATGATATTTCCGTTTTCCATTCGGCAATGTAATCCTTTGATTTATTATGGTGACTTTATTATATGGTTTATTTTCATATCTCAAACCATTTTTTAATCCAACGCTCCAAGGTTGAGAAACAATCCTCGCTACTCGTGTCAAGCAGTCCTACGTTCTTTTCACCAACAGCATCTACATAAGTATTTAACCTTGACTGCGAGTGTTCGGAAAAATACTCAAATATATCTATAAAGTCTATCACAAGGCTTCTTTGCTTTCCTTTTGATGTTCCAAGAACACGACCCTTACGTTGAATAGTGATTGCTGTTTCCTTATTATTATCACACACCAATAGAACTTCTACGGCTGGTAATGTGACACCTTTTTTGAATATATCCGATGCTAACAATATTCCGCCATTGGGATTATCCAGCAACCGTTTCTTTTCTTCTTCACGTTTCTCGGACTTATCTTTTCCACTGATAAAAGGCAATCCTGTGATACTGGAAATAAACTCTCCATGTTCAACGGATTGAAACAACAGCAACGTTTTGAGCTGTAATCTCTGGAGAATTTCTATCACCCGAACAATATACTTATTCCGAACATCCGAATTGAAAATTAAAGTTTTTCTCAATTCAGCATAATCCATATCATCCAACTTACTTTTTAGGTCATCATCACAAATTTCATTAAAATCAACGACTAACTCAAACACCTTATATTCCGACAACACGCCACGCTCCCTCAGCGTCTTTTCGGAAATAGTATAAACAACGTCACCGCTCCAAGATTGAAGTTTTAGATTTTCAACAATAGCACCACTACGATATGGTGTTGCCGAAAGACAAAGCTGATAATCCAGATTTTTACACATACGATAAATCTTCATCTTCGCAACGGAACAGTTATCATGTATCTCATCTACACAAAGAAATTGAAGATTATTGAGAAACTGCTTTAATCTGCGTTTCTTCGCCTTATCACCGCACTGAGCAGAAAGAGTACGCTGAACCGTCTGAAGCATTGCTACCGTGACCCTATGCGTTGTATCAACCGTTCCTGCTTTTATCTCACCTACATCTATTCCGCCATAAGGTTCAAAAAACTCCTTTATATCATTTACAGCCTGTGTGAAAAGGGTTGTATTATCAACACAAAATAAAAATTGTCCTTTTTCGGTATTCAAAAATATTCGGCAAATTTCTGATGCTATGAAAGTCTTACCACCACGTGTTGGAACAACGATTATTCCAAAACGCCTATGGAAAAACGCTTCAACGGCAAGACGCTGATGAACGTAATTTCCCGACATTCTATCGTCAATTGCTACTTTTAAGGGCGGATAAGTATAATCAGATAACTGATAAGCAATGCCATGATTTTTCATATACTTATCAACGGTACTCAACATCCCAATCCCAAACGTTAGTTTATCCTTTTTGAAAAACTCCAGATTGCGAGTTTTTGACATTGGATTAGGATTTGGAAATGTCAGTGCCTTCGCAATAGCCCTTATTCCTTGTTGGTCTGAAAGTCGGAAACTATACAGACTATTACTTATGCGGTCTATCTTTACAATCATATTTTTTCAATCTTTACATAAAAATCAGTTACAAGGTGGAAACTGTTATTAACCACCTGTAACTGAGATATTATGGCGGTTTTATTAGAGTGAGCGGCATGTGAGTTGGATAACCGCCAACCTTGTACCGTGCCAAGGGTATCTCACCTCACTATATCCTTATAAACTTTGCGTACCTAATTACCAGATAACTCTTTTATTGTATCAATATGCCATAACATTACCAGATGTTCTCCGTTACGCATCTTGACGTGTGTCCTTATAGTAGCAGGAAACATACTCTCAATCTTTTCAACAGCCTTACGATTACTTGGATAAACATGTGTTATCAGCCACCGTCCATTAGTAACACTGAAATCCGATGAAACTGGATTATTAAGAACCCTTGAAACGGTTGATGGCTGCGTAACGTTTATTTCATAAGCATTATATCCGTCAAGCATCTTGAAATATTCCTCACTAAACTCCTTCAATGCACTCATCCTTCCTTCTCCTTACGTTGCGAACGGAAATATTCAATCATTTCCTTTTCCAATTCTTCTTTCCTACGATTTCGATTGCCCAACCAACCGATAACGCCCAAACCTAATGCAAACACCAGTCCTACAATTAAGGCTTGTTGCAATGTTCTTGCTATTGTATTAGGCTGGATAAGGATATACAATTTGTCAGAACATCCCATTATTATTGGCATAATTATCCACATCGCCCAAGTGAAGATAAAACCACAAAGATAGCCTACTAATATTGTCTTCAATTTCATTTCAGTTCCTCTAAAAGTTTGTTGTAGGTTTCCTCTGAAATTTTATAAGGACTGTCATCGCCAATAAACATAACATCATACTCCCAATCATTAAAATCACCCTCTTTAATTGAATGTTTAACTCTTGATTTTGTTACTGAGCGAATAGAACCCAAGCGGACATTTTCAATAATCTCACCATCTGGACGCTTGTACTTAAACTGCACTTCCACGAAACGGTTTTGTTTACGATACTCCCTGGACAAGCTGATTATAGCATCCATAGTTTGTTGTTCGATTCTTGTTAACATTTTTCCTTACGTTTTTACGTTTTTGTTTTCTACAATAGAAGAACTTTGGGACTTTTGCTCTTATATTGTTATGGAGTGTTTTGGATATAAAGAGTTTCAACCCCCTTACCCCCTAACGCCAATAAAGGATAGAACAAATATTCAGACATATTGGCGAAAATTGGATTGGAATTTAACCCCTCTTTTACCAAAACACTCCATAAAACTGTCATGGATTAGCCTTGTCGCCAGTCGTGAGAGTTCAACCCCCTTACAAATTTTAGCACGTTGCTGGCACTTTCGATAATCTTTATTCATAAAACCTGACATCGCTGAAGAATGAATAAAACTTTCGATTATCTTCTCCCTTATAACTTTGAACATTTCTTCGTACCGTCTAACAATAAAAGAAACGACCGTAGCAAGGTTTTCTACACCTTACCAGACCGTTTCCCTCGGAATGGAAATAAATTACCGTACCAATAATATATTAAACAAAATCCGTCCACGGTATCTTTTTGCCCCTACGATGAAGAATATCAACCCAATCACAGAATATATCTCCATCTTCACGATTAGGACTGTTGAGACATTCTATTGCTAATGATAAAGCGTGAATATCCGACTTAACCGTCATTGCGCTATGGGTTGCTTTAATCTCATTTACCTTAACGTACAAATCTCCAATTGTATTCTCTTTTGGCATATTATCATCACTCGCTTTCAGCATTTCTTCCACTCTGGCATAGCTTATCTTTGGATTTACGCTAACAAATGAATTAACAACGTAATGACCGAATTTATCATTAAAGTGATGTCCAAATTTCTTAACATATTCTTCAAAGCCCTTTTCTTTCTTATCTTCCATTTTAGCTTGTATCTCGAATTTTATACCATTGTCATTCCGTTGCTCTTCATCGTGTCCGTGTGCAACGCCTACTACCTTATAAATCTTTGTACCCATAATACACCCTCCTAATTTTTGAACTCCTTAATAAAACCAGCAAGCATATTCTTCATTTCCGATACGCTGGTTTCTATCTTGGAAAATCTTTCTTCTGTTTCTTTCTTTTCACGATACACTGGATTAAGTTCCGAAAGTAATGCGGTACTACGTTCAACTATCTTCCTTTGTTGCTCCACTTGTTTAAGTGCTTGCTCCGCACTGTTCTTCGCTGCCTCCACCTCTCGGCTTATTCCGTCTTTATCAGTGCTTAAAACCAAGTTTCCAGCATAAGTTACCGAAAGGTTTTCTGGGATAGAATAGGTTGCCGTGCGTCCAGATGTTTCTATTGTAACATCAACCAGCATTACGGTTTGTGGTAATTGTCCGAAGGCTGTAGGCGTATTATTTTGCATATTCATTCTCGGAAGGCTTACCGATACGACCTTACCTTGCTGGAACGTCATTTCTGCCTTATCCAATATATAGACAGGATAATTTTGTTTAATATCTTTGAATAACATAATTTATCTCCTTTTAGATTTTTGAATTTAAGGTATTGGAATAACCTCCGAAAAGATTATCCCAATACCCATAATTTAGAGTTACGCAATGGTAACGGTTAAAGAGTCATATAACGTTACGGAACGTGCTTTGCCACAAGTCAAGTTAGACAACATTTGTCGCCTTCCTACTTCTGCTATTGTAACACTCGTAGGTACGGCTGTCTGACCTTGAAATGCAACCATAAATTTCTCGGTAAAGAGTTGTGTCGTAGCATTACAGCCGCAACCTGGAGTAACAATGGTTATCGTTGCCGTTACAGGAACAAACACCGTACCGCTTACCAGTAATGGAGTATCGTATGTATATACAATCGTCACCTGAGGCTGTAAAGTTGAGTCGGTACAGATAGCACGACACAAACGTTCACGACAAGTAGCAAGCAAGGAAACTTGGTTAGCAACGCCTGAAGCTGTCGCCAATCCTACTGGAGAAATTTCTATCATAACACTTGCCTCCTATAAGTTACTGACCAACCGTTCCAGGACAACCACAACCTCCGTTAATAAGGCTTGCAAGATACTGATTTTGCTTCAGCTGCGATACCTCAAATTTAAGGTCTTGGTTTTTCTGAGAAAGTTCATCCTTCCAATGACTGTTCAACAAGTCAGCGGTGCGCTGTTGTGCGGCGTTAATCGTATTGATAATGTCACACTTGTTCTGCTGGTCTGCATAAGCTATGTTAGCAAAGCCACGCTCCAAACCAGTGTTTACACCGCTAAATCCGCTCTGAACTCCGTAACCCAGTCCAGTGATAGATTTCTCTATACTATTCTGGATGTCCTTCTGTCCAAGCTGATTTTCGTAACCCATACGCTGAACTAACTCCTTATTAGAGCAGCAGCAATCCTTAATAGCGGTTATGATATTCATATCGCCAAGATTAGCTGCATTGATTACTCGCTCGGCAGAGAACCCAACCTGACCAGCAAGACGGTCAACACCTCCACGGACATCACAGATAGCAGAGTTGAGGGTGTTAAAATCGCAGTTCAAGTTACTTGCTAATTGACCAACGGCTACGCCATTACCCTTAACCGCATCCATAAGCAGGTTAGAGTTCTGATTGTCTTGCATCTGGGTACGGATAGAATTGAGCTGCGCTTGGATTTCTGCATCCTGCACCTTATTCTCTCCGTTGTTCCATAGACGCTGAGCGAACATCATCCAAACAAGATAGATGAAAGGATTGTTCCACTGATTACCCATTCCGCCATTCATCATAGCGGCCATCGCCATGGGGTCATTGTTCTGCTTTCCAGCAAGAGCATACGCCAAGGCATTGTCGTTACCTCTGTCGCAACAAAGGATTTTGTCAACTTCTTCTGACATAATTGTTCTTCTTTTTAGTGTTTAACATTAATGAACGGTTTTTCGTAGCTACGCAGCGAAGGTACGACCTTTCCGAAAGCCTATCTAACATTACTAAAAAGAATTTTTGAAGTTGTAACTTCCTGAATTTAAGGGCATAATAAAAGCCTGGATTTAGAACTCATTACTAAATCCAGGCTTATTTTAGCAGTTGTAAGAAAAATCTCTAAACCAATATGCTGATTATGATAATTCCTATTAAACTACCGATGATGTAATTTATCAACTTCTTCCAATTAAAGGCAGATATTCTCATTATGAAACATACTACCTCAACGAAAGCACCAACGATAATAGAAATACCTAAACCTAATAACCAAGCATTGGTTATATCTCCAAGGTGATATTCCTGCAGCATAGCGGCTGCGGTTAGGATTAAACCTATTACCAAGCCAAACCAATTACTCCTAAATACTTTTGCAAATTTCCCCATATCTAATTTCATTTTTGTGTTTAACTATCTATTATAATAGTTGTTAGATACCTTTTTAACCTTTGAAATACTGTTCTTTGTATTTGTCTAAGTCTTTCTTATACCAGAATAACTCCTTAAAGCCTTGTTCATGTACACCTTGGGGTATCTTGCCCTGAGCAACGTAATTATCGAAAGTTGCCCTTGAAACGTTCAAGTATTCACAGGCTTGATACTTACTTATAGGCTTATCCCGATGAGTGAAGCCCTTAACTACGGTTGTTAGTTGAAGAACCTCCTCATCGGATATATCGCAATCACCGTCATCTATCGTCTTTATGATATTGATGAGTGCGGAACGTAGGGCTGATATCAGTGGTGTCATTTCTCTATTTTGTTATAAAAACTCTGCAATTAAGAAACTTCAGTGCCTGTTGCATCTACCCACACTGAACCTGTCCACCAGATTGGCTTGTTGAGAGTTGTATCAAAACATTGAAAACCTGAATCATCTGCTGATAATTCTGGTCTTGTCTTGAATTTTGACACATTGATATTTAGCATATAATAACTTGATAAAATACATTCGTTTTTTGTATTGATAGAATCAATTGAGGTTTTATAACATTTACAATAACCCCTATTGGTCTCTATAATAACGCCTTTTTCTCTCTTTGGTAAAAAATTATAATCATATCTTTTCCCATCAATGTTAAATAATTTTTTGTAATCAGACATTAATTTTTTAAGGACATATCTCGGAATTATTACATCTGTTCTCAATAATATATAATAAAATCCATTTCTGATTAAGTAATCAGTATCTTGAACCGTTTGAGTAGATTGATAATATTTATATTTAAAGGTCAATCCAGTTTTATAATTATCTATCAGAGACAAATTATATTTATAAATATTTTCGCCGATATAAATAATAAATTCAGCCAAAGATAAATCTATATAAAACCCAATGAGCATTCCATTATAATAATCATTGCTACTGTTAAACATATCCTCCGTTATTTTACTTATAGTAAAATAATTTTTATTTTTTAACTCACCATCCATATAAAAACCTGCTGAAATAAGTAATGTATTGGTTGTAGATGAAGCATTACGGAATGTAATTACAAAAAAATCTGAATCATTTAGATAAAATTTCCACTCGTAATTTTCTATATACATAGTAGAAAAGAAGAAGAGTTTATCATCTGCCTCATAAGAAGGCGTTATATCTGTCATCAAAATAGGACAAGATACACAATAACTATTATTAGAAGAATTTTCGTTAAATCTCATATGAACGTCTGGGCATTTTTTATTCGTTATATAATCATAAGGAAAACCAAACGTTGTGTTTTCAGAAATAATATAACTATAATCTATTGCGGAAATAATATAATTCTTCAAATTTACTCCAACCTTAAAATAATTTTCAAACAGAAGTGCATGGTTATACTTATCTGCTGTAACAACGGCATAGTCCTTAATAACGGCTTGTGTTAGTATGTGATTATCTCCTAATAAATGTGTTCTACTATTTCCTTCAAAAACACCCCATCCTTCTGTATAATTACCTTCACCCCAAAGGCAACCTATTAAGTTCACTTCAGCATTATTTTTTACATTTATAAAACAAGATAATTGCTGAGAATATCCTCCTATTTCACACGCTCCGCCTTCTATTGTGGTAATTATACCACCTTCTATGAGTATAGGGTTGTCACAATTTGTAGATATTAAGCGAGGACGTAAATAAATAGCATTCAAAAAATTTGAACCAGTTCCGCCATCACCTTCATAAATATGTATTCCATATTCACAATCTTCTATATGTATATTATCATTTTGGGCAATATTAACATGATAAATAAATGCCATTCCTTCCTTACACCCACTTACATATAATCCATTCAACATACCCATTTCTGTGTGTCTAAATGCGACACCAATACAAGTACGATAAGCATTAGAGGTAGATGGACATTCTATTGCAATGTCATCCAATCTATATTTAATATAAGACTTACTTAAATCTTCATTCCCAATTTGGATACAGTCAATATCTGACACGATTGGCTCTATATAACACGTAATAAAATTAGAATACAATAAATTGTTTGGTTGAGCAAGATAACTACCTTGTCTTAATATTATTGAAGAATTTATCTTTATTGAATAAGATGGTAACATTACTTTTACTCTACCTGCAAAATCTAATGCGGAATGAATAAAATCTTGACAGTTATCTACATCTTTATGCTGTCCAAACCATTGACTATATACAACAGCATTTCTTAAATCAATATTAGATGAAGAAATGTTATAAAATATGACATAATCTTCTGAAGCGTTTATATTTATATAACCACTTAATTTCCCATTCGCTAACGAGCCACCTTCAAATTGCAGCGTACAACCATTAGGCACAGTAATAGTCTCGCTATTAAGGTCATAGTCATATTGAATGATATAGATAGTATTTTCAGCAGACACCATATCCTGGGTCAGAACGTTCTTTGTCGTTCCATCTGCACCAGTAACCAAGTTCTTCCGTAGATATTTATGACCCAAACCACTGAAGTTATCCGTATCATAAGCCTTATCAGCAAATTTGAGCATATTATTCTCGGAAACAATATCCTCATCATCAGGATTGTTTACTATATTACCAACGCCCCAAGAATATCCTAATTGATTCCAAGTATTCACACCATCACCAACCTTGATTTTATAAGGCTTGCTATCCGTTTCTATTCCTATTTCGCCTTCCATGAGAATAGGATTTACTTCAGCCCACCTGGCGGCGGTATCTCTACGAAATTGTATTCTGTTTGACATAATCTCTTTAATTTTTTCTTGTTGAATTATCACCTAATAATAATTGCATTTATAAAAGGT